GTATAGTAACGTAGGTAAAACTGCATTAGCTGTCAGTTTGTGTGCGGCTCCCGCAGGTTTCTGTCAGCAAGGAGCTAGAGTTGCTTACATAGCTAACGAGGAAGTTGCTAAACGTACAAAGCTCCGCGCTATACAAGCTTACACAGGCCTATCTAAAGAAGAGATTGAGTTTGATCCTCATGCGGCTATTGCAAGATACTCAGGCATTAAAGACAGACTGATCTTTGCAGACGCTCAGGGTTGGGATATCCAGATGCTAGATGCATATCTGGGTAAGAAGAATGTCGATGTCTGTATCGTTGATATGGCAGACAAAATTGCTCTCGCACAACAGTTTAACAGCGGTCATGAAAGACTTAGAGAATTATACTACAGGTTACGTGAGTTAGCCAAAACTCATAATTGCGCTCTTATTGGTGTATCTCAGTTATCTGCCGAAGCTGAAGGTAAAACAAGACTAACACCATCAATGCTTGAAGGCTCTCGTGTTGGAAAGGTAAGTGAGACTGATGTGCTGTTAGGCATAGGTAAAGCAATTGATCCTGATGATCCCGACAATCCAGAACGTTACATTAATATTATGAAGAACAAGATTAGTGGCAACCATGATCGTGTACTTTGTCAGTTAGATACAAAAACCTCACGCTACGAGGTGTAACATGAAAATAGTCATATTAGATTTAGAGACAACCGTTGAGCGTATCGAAGGTAGGATAGACAACAGCCCAAAGAACCCTCGCAATAAGTGTGTAGGTGCATATTGGGGATGGCTAGGTTTTGAAACTGTTGATGAAGTCAAGAAAGCTATTTTCTATCACAATGATTATGACGGTTGTGATCCTACAACAGAACTAGAAAACGATCTCGCAGAGGCTGACATGATGATTTGTCATAATGCCAAGTTTGATGCTGAGTGGTTACTTGAGATGGGGTTCACCCTACCACCTGTTATATATGATACAATGATAGTCGAGTACTTGCTTGCTAAAGGTCAACGTAGATCGTTGTCTCTTAAAGAAAGTGCCATCAGACGCAAAGTTACTAGCTTAAAGAAGTCTGACTTAATCGACGACATGTTTAAAGGTGGTATGGATTTCTCTGAGATATCTTTAGAGACTGTCAATGAATATGCAGAAGCTGATGTAAAAGCTTGCGGTGAATTGTACATAGCTCAACTCGACATCTTAGAGCGTGAACATAATCAGTCGTTAAAAAAAGTTATACCCTTCATGAATGAGATGCTTCTGTTTCTTTGCGAAATAGAAATGAACGGAGTGAAGGTTGATCTTGAAGCACTTGAGGAAGTTGAACAGGAGTTCCTAGCTGAAAAGGAAATCATAGAGAAGCGTCTGAATGAGATCGTCGAAGAGGTCATGGGAGATACCCCTATTAACTTAAACAGTGGTGCAGACATGACGAAGGTTGTCTACTCGCGTGAGGTTATTAGTCGTGAAGCACATCGACAGACATTTAACATAGGTACAAACGAAGCAGGTAAATCTCTTAGACCACCCTTCATGAACGCTACTCAATTTGTTGAAGCTGTTCGGGCAACTACAAGGATCGTACACAAGACCCAAGCAGTAAAATGTTCTGATTGTAATGGTGTTGGTTCTATACAGAAGTTTAAAATTAAAAATATTACAAAATTAGGCAAGAAATATCGGGTACAAGGAGACCCATATAAGAACAGAACTAAGTGTAAAACCTGCTCAGGAGTTGGTGCTATTTACGTGAGTACTGGGGTTGCAGGGGGCTTAAGAATGTCGCCAAGCACACCATATGACGCTAGTATAAACGGCTTTAAAACGGACAAAGAGACGATTAAGCAATTAGTCGTCCAAGCAGAGCGAAAGAAGAATGAAGTCGCTGTTGAGTTCCTTTCTAAGATCAGTCGGCTCAATGCTCTCTCTACTTACCTAGATAGTTTCGTTGCAGGTATCCAAAGAGGTACTCGCGCAAGTGGTTTTCTACATGCTAACTTCAATCAGTGTATCGCATCTACTGGTAGATTAAGTTCTGGTGGTGGTATGTCGATCAATTTGCAAAACCAACCAAAGAGAGGCTTTCCAGTAAGGAAGTGTTTCATTAGTAGGTTTGAAAACGGTATCTGGATTGAGTCAGATTACTCAGGTCTTGAATTTAGAACGTGCGTAGAACTTTCCAGAGATGCCCAAGGGTTATCAGACATCTTAGAAGGTAAAGATATACACGCCCAAAGTGCTGGTATCATCCTTAAGAAACCTGCCAGTGAAGTTACTAAAGAAGAACGTCAATCCCAAGGGAAACCTAATACGTTTCTCCCATTATTTGGCGGTACAGGATATGGTTCTCCACCACACGTAAAAGAGTACTTTTCACGGTTCTATGATATATACGAAGGTATACACGCATGGCACAAATTATTGATGTCTGGAACACTTAAGAATGGAACTGTAGAAACACCTAGTGGTCGTCAGTACTATTGGCCTAATGTTGAGAGAACTAAAAATGGTCGTGTAACAAGTGCTACTCAAATTTTGAATTACCCTGTGCAAGGTTTTAGTGCTGACCTTGTACAACTTGCTTGTATTAGAACGTTTAAGCTATTTAAACAAGCAAATCTACGCAGTAAACTAACACTGACAGTACACGACAGTATTTGCGTAGACACACATCCTGATGAAGTAGATCAGGTAAATTCTATCCTAACCGAAGCAATGACAGGCGTTGGCGAAGAAGCTGAAAAGCGGTTTGGATATAAAACAATTGTACCCTTTGACATCGAAATAAGTGGGGGTGCAAACTGGTTAGATCAGGTAGAATATGCTTGATTAAGCCACCTAATTATCGTATAATGAACAACCATATTGAGGAAACAGTTATGACTGAACTAATGACTAAAGAAAACAACTTATCGATAGAAGAACTAAGCGCACAGTTAGGCGCGGCATCAACATCATCAGGGCCGAGCATCCCTGCGTTGGGTATGAATTATGATGGCGAGAATGGTCCAATGGGCGCATTCTTTTTAAAGATGGGAAAAGATGGAAACTGTCAAGATAATGTCTATGCAACCGAAAACGTTAAATTTAGAGCGTTGAGTAGCCATATCCAGTGGCAACACTGGCAAGAAAAAGAATTAATTAATAAAACTATACTTGTAAATAATATGCGAGATGAAGCGCGTGATCAATTAGGTGGTATACGGTGCGGTTTACCTGAATACGAAGACTATTGGAAGTTAAGTGAAGATGCCCGTAAAAAGTATGAAGGCATAGATAAATACAGAGTTGTAAGAGGACTTGTATCTTACACAGGTAAAACACCAGATGGTCGTGAGGTAACTATTGAGAACCATCCATGCGTATTTTCTGGTAAACGTAAAAACTACGGAAGTTTTTATAATGATATAGTTAGCAAAATGCCAAAAGGTATAAACCTTTGGGACTTTGAAAACATTCTGTCAAAAGAAACAAAGACAAATGCTTACAAGAAGAAATTCTATGTAACTCGTTTCTCTCCGCAGTTTGGTACACCTATTCCATTAGATCAACTAACTTACGATAGTCTTTCTTACGTGAGTAACCTAATTTCTACTGAGAATAAGCGTATTGAAGATATGCATAAGAATGCCGTATCTGAAAAAGATGATGCAGAAGAAGCAGATCGTATCATGGACGCTGTAGATACTCTCTCTGAAGACATGCGCGTTTAATGGGTATTATCGAAAATATGAGTAACGAGGAGTACCACTCACAAGGTGGTATTTCTTCGAGCGCAGTAAAATCGGTATTTAAGAAGTCTCTGGCTCACTGGAAGGGTGAAAAACGGAGACAGACTACAGCTTTCTCTATGGGAAGTGCTGTTCACGCACTGTTACTTGAAGAAGACCGCGATCTAGTTATCAAAGGCCCGAAAACAAGACGCTCTAAAGGTTTTGAAGAGCTAGAAAACAGCGCGGGTGCAGATCAAGTAGTACTTACGGAAGTAGAATATCATGTAGCGAACCGTATGGCAAAAGAAACCCTTAAC